GTAGCGACATCTTTGCCGCGGACCTCTCAAGGTCCAGCTCAGAATGTCTATACGTCGGCTGATGGTAAAACTGTCATGACGACCAAGCAGAATATTACTACTGCTCGGTTTCGTCGTGAAGTCCGACTGGCTCAGACGAAGATTGCCGCAGATCCTATCTCGGCAGTCAACAAAGAGTCAGGCTTCAGTGCGTATCTCGTCATCGACGAGCCGCGTTCTGGAGTGTTTTCGGATACTGAGATCGGCTATGTCATCGATGCCCTTAAGGCTTGGCTTACTTCGGCCAATTACCTCAAGGTCCTCGGCGGAGAGTTCTAATGATTACGGACCGGCAAATTTATTTGCTGGTCATAATCGTTTGTCTCTTCTGGTTGATTTGCCTACATTTGGCTCTTCAACTGACGTAGCATCCGATAGCAAGGAGTAAGCCTAGACGGTCCTGCTTCCTAACTAGAAAGGTAGGTTGCAGTGAAAAGACCGACCATGCTCGTCAAGGCCATTCTGAGACAACTCAGTCTGGACCTAGACTTGTCCGTAGAACGCGATCTTCAACGTGTTGAAGATCGATTTGAACACGAGGGGCTTTCGTTTTTAACGATTACCCTTCCTCAGCTTTCCGATGCCCTCGAAAGAGGTCTCGAAGCTGGGACGTTCACATGCCCTAGTGCTTTCGCACGGCATGGAAGGCTCCCCCGATTTCTCGGAGGTTTCTTCAAACGTGTGTTCGATAAGGACGGTAGGTTACTCGGTGAACCCTGCCCGTTTACCATCGCTGGTATTCGGCAAGTTTGTCGCTTCTTCAAGAAGCTGAAACTTGAGTGTAGCCCTAAGCGTAATGCTAAAGCTATACAGCATTTCATCGAGATTGAAGGCGAACTCCGCGCGATGACCTCTCAAGTTGAGAGAAAGGATATTATCCTTGACAAGATTTCCGGAATACTATGGTCTCAGGTTTTTCCTGAGCTTAGTTACCTTGATCTTGTTTGTCATCACGGCCCTGGTGTCACTGCTGATCGCTATGCCTCTAATCAGAGGTATCGCATCACAAAGTGGAACCATCGATCGGAGTATTCCTTCCCTTCCGACCTTCACTGCTACCCCAATTACGGGATCGCAGCTGAAGCCGGAGGTACAGGGGAAGGAACCGTCAGCGGTGTTGGTGTCGAATATCTCGAACTAAAGGATGAGAATCCTGTTCGGGTTGTATTCGTTCCGAAAACGCAGACGGCGCCACGAGTCATAGCGATTGAACCTTCACACGTGCAGTATATGCAGCAATCCGTTAAGGATTTCTTATATACGACGTTGGAGACTCACGCACTGACTAGACATTCCATACGGTTTACCCGTCAAGATGTCAATCAGAGACTCGCCTACCAAGCAAGTAAGGATAGACGACTAGCTACGCTAGACCTGAAAGATGCTTCTGACCGAGTGCATTTGCATTTGGTGCAGCGCATCTTTAAGACCTCAGGGCTACTCGAATACCTCGAGGACGCTCGTTCCTTACATGCTGTACTACCCAACGGTACGAACATTGTCCTGTTTAAGTATGCTTCTATGGGGTCGGCTTTATGCTTTCCCGTAGAGGCAATGGTATTTTATACCCTTATACAGAGTGCAATGCACATACTCGATGGGGGGCGTCCGAGTTCACGATCAATTAGCCGTTATAGCAAACTGATCGATATCTACGGGGATGATATTATTGTCCCTGTAGAGTACGCGGACTTCGTCGTGAAGTACCTGGAGAGCTATGCTCTAAAGGTGAACGTCAACAAGTCGTTTAAGGCGTCTGCCTTTCGCGAGTCTTGTGGTGCGGATTTCTATGCAGGTGTGCCGGTTAATCCGGTTTACGCTCGCATGGTTCCGCATGACGATTCACGACGCTGGGATGCAAGCACCATAATGAGTTGGAATGCTACCGCTGATCTCTTTTATCAGAGAGGCCAGTGGTTAGTTGCCCAAACCATTAGGGACTTGCTTCGTCGAGTGGTGAAACGTACCATCC